AGCATCTTCTTCTTGTATCTCCGCCATAGCGCGGGTCCACGTTCCATGAAGAGTTTTTATTACCATGGCAAGATTCTTCATGTTTATAAAAGAGCCGACTTGTTCGATTGTCAATTCAGGTTCTTCGTGCAGCATAGAGGCCCAAAGCATTGCCCGAGCATCGCGCGCGCCGAAATTTCGCCAGAACCGTACATTGAGTACATCATGGTTAATCGCTTCTTCCATGCGCGCCATTGCGTTAAAATCGAACAACAAACGCCAAACTCTCCCACCGATTTCAATAGTTGTAAACCGGTCAGGTAAACTATTATTAGCCGTCATCTCGTGCCTCCACTTAGGCTAGCGCCGGCTTGCCTGTGATCGAGATTGTGACGCTGCAAGTCATTTTACCGTCAACCGGACTCGCCGGGCTGTAAGCCGTCACATATCCACTGAACGTCCACGTCAACCCAACTGCGGCCGGCGCAACGATTCTCCAATTCTGATTTGTACGGGCTTGGTGGTCCGTGAGCAAATTCAGCTGATTTACTGTCTGCGGAGACCACTGAAGTTCCAAACTGATCTCGCCGCCATTAAGCAAACCAGGAATAAACTCTCGATAGTTATCGCTACTCTCCATGTGAGTCGCGTCATGCAAATCTAACGATCCGCTAGGGCCGTCAATGTTTACAATCTCAGTAACCGTGTCCCAGCCTGAAGCACCATCATCGCGCTGGAGCAGTGTCCCAAGACCAATTGTTGCGGTACTTACTGCCATGACTTATACCTCCTACAAGATTTGAACTACCGCCGTTTAGTCGAGATTAAGTACGGCGTATTGAATGGCGTCATTACTGCTGGCCAGTAGAATTTTATTGGCCGTCTGTCTCCAGCCAACAACGCTACCGAACCAAAACGCAACGTAATCGCCGGCGTCTAAGCTGTAATCCGTAATGTCACCTTTCCGGCCAAACGCGTCTGGGACACTACTGATAGTGAAGGTCTGTGCGCCGACATCATTGTTAAACACAAGCAGCAACTGCCGCCCTGTAATCACAAATTCATTCCCGAGGGCAGTATCGCCATTTGCAAATGTAAAATCAAGCGCCCCCACACTTATTGGAATCGCAGGATGCGGTCCCAAAGGTGTTTGTGTAGTTATCGCTGTCGCCATAGTTTCCTCCTTATATTATGGTCGCGTTTCCGTATGCCAGATCTCAAAATCAAGATCAGTCCGGTACGCCTTTACTGTACTTTCAAAAAATTCACTTTCATTAGAGATAAATGCTCCTTGCACGTTCGTACGGCCGCCTCCGCCGCCAAGTTCGCCGACAAACGTTTCTAATGACAAGCGTACCGCTTCGGCAAGGCTCTTTGATTCAAGATAAGTTGATGCCCAACAACTAATTTGTATGGTCGCGCTGACAAGACCGCTAGAACCACCCGTATGCGCAGAACGCTCGCTGCCAAGTTGAAGATAACTAAGCGACGGCAAAACAACATTCTGCGGCAACTTTGCCGGATAAACCCGCGAACCCACAAGGGCCGCTACAGCCGCATCATCAACCAGGTGCTTATAGAGATCTATTCCATTCATTATCGTATCCGAGCCTTTGCAAGTTGTTTCCGGATGTGCTCATGAATCTTAAGTAAAATCAGTTTGCGGTTATTATCAAGGGCCGGGCGCATAAACGGCTTTTTTGCCTGGTGTACCGTACCAAATTCAAGAAACTTCCCATAAAATGCACGAGGTTCTAACCCAACTCGCACATTAACAGTAGCGCCGCGTAGCCCTTGCATTTTAATCTTAGTCGCTTTTTTAATAGAGCGGAGTAACTCGCCTGACTCTACGCTCTGATTACTCACAAGATTTTGCTTTGCTGCACGCACAACAACAGCAGCACCTTTGTTAATCGCCTGGCGCAAAACAAGTTTAGCCATCTTAGCCGGCAGCTTATTGAGTTCACGTTCTAACTCCCTAAGGCCGCGCACTTTCGCAGTAATTCTATCTGGCGGCATTACACATTCTCCCGGCATATTAACTTTAATTTTACGTCCCGTTCCCCGACATTCAAAACCGATAAGATGTCAAAAATCCGAGAACCAAACAAAACACGCATTTTTGGAGTTACTGTAAAAGCCATTCGCACTCCTATCTTATGCGTCACATCGGCTTGGATCTGCGCCTCTAAGAAACGTTCTTGCCCGCTCAGTGGTTCAATCGAGGCCCACCGCTCCGCTTCAAGTATCCATGTTAAGATTTCTTCACCTGCTACGTCTTGACTTACTGTGCCCGATTGAATCTTAATCAAATGACGAAGTTTTCCGATTTGCATCTCTTTACCCAAAATTTCGATTTTCCCACAACAGCGCTACCGCGGTATGAGGAACGCGCGCCAACTTTATCTCGGAGATTTCCTCCCGATGTTCATACCAATGAGCCACAATTTGCTTGATCGCCATCTTAATTTTTTCTAAAACATCCGCAGCGGCGATCCCGCCTGATAAAAATCTTATCTCGACAGCATTTAGAACTGCCCGTGTAACGGGCCAAACCATTCCAAATGCCGGAGAAATTCTACCCGGTTCTGATTTAGTATCTACCTGGTAGTCTGTGACCGCTACTAATTCCTGAACGACGCCCGAGGCGTCGGTATACTTTACTGTTGTAACCGATTGAAGAGGCGGTTTTGGTACGCGAATAATCGGATCTCTCTCGGGAAATTCATCTAAAAACAAATCCCATGTTTGGGTTATGAACGAACGCGATTGAAACGTTTCCGCAGACTCCCGTGCCGCCTTAATTAAAAGGGAAATATAATCATCATCGATAATAAAATCTACTATCCGAAGGTGCTCTTTCATATTCCCTAAAGAAACGGGTTCGACAACCGGTCCAGTTACTAGTTTTAGTGCCACGACTATCTCCTTTTTCCTTTACGGCGGCCTTTTCTAGTCGCGCGTTGTATTGCGGTTCTAACCTTTCTCATCGGTTTAATTGCCTCTTCTGTTTCTTCAAAAATTTCTTCCAAAAACCCGCTTTGCTCTGCCGGTCGACCAACTTCATCAGAAATCGTAACTTCATCGCCGGGGGTGCCCACGCCAGAATCGCACATCATTGGAATACGTAAGCGTGCTCGCATAATAACCTTCCTTTCTATTAATAAGAGGGGAAGGGCCTTGCGACCCTTCCTCTCGTTTCGTTTCATTTCATTCCGTTACTTCCCAAATGAAGAGATTACGGAGTCCCTTCGGCCGGCGAAACAACTGAGGTACTTGCTGCCACGGTAGTCGCGTCATGAGTTGTCGGTTTCTTACGGACACCATATTGAACAGCCACCATGCCGTCGATTACCGCACCCGTGGCCCCGCCGCGAACTGCTACCCCGCGCACGAACTGTTCCCGAGGGAGATGAATATCCAAGACTGCGATTTTGTCATCATCTGCATTCAAGATTTCAGTAAGTGTGCCGGCTAAGTCCGCCGCACCCCCCATGCCCGTAACCGTATCTTGCTGCGCTTTCAAGCCCAGATCACCATCAGTAACGGTTCCACCAAAGAGGATAAATAACACCCCTTCAAAGTTCTGCATGTCGATCTCAGAACCGTTTACAGTAGTGGTGCCTACCGCCTGAGCGTTCATTACTCGGGTAATCTTAACCCGCGGATTCTCCTGCATAATTACACTCCTTCAAAAAAGATTTTTCCTGCCTTCCTTTTAGGAAGTCTTGATTCGAATGAATGGCTCCTCGAATGTTGGCATTCCGTCCAATTCCAAGCGAGAAATGTACCCTACTTGGTTGGTCTCGGCGTACAACTCGGCGAGCCGCTGGAAACCCAGGGCAAGAGAGTCCACGATCCAGTAGAAACTGAAGTCTCCGACCATTCCAACATACTTCCCTGATGTGAACGTGTTCGGCACAAATTCACTGACCACGAGGGGAAGCTCAAGCAGCCGATCCGGCTGACCGGCCTGAAGTCCGGGCTGCCACACGTATTGGCCGTCAGCGACGGTTTTCAGTTTGCGAATTTTCGCGATGGCGTCCCTGTGAAAGAGCCAATTTGCCTGACGCCAATACTGAGGTTTTAGCGAAT